GGGGGGTAGCTGAAAGTGGAGCTTTGCAGGGTGTCACAGATGTCACACCGTCGTTTTCGGCCGGTGCGAAAAAGAAAAAACCCCTAAGCCGGGTGAGGGCTTGGGGGCTTGGAGGGGAGGGTTTATCTTAAATGTTTAATCGACAAAGCAGGAGCAACCCCAAGCCCCGGCGTCAAACATAGAAAGTTGTGCTTCGTCCATAGTTCTTAACTCTTTGAGAGTTAAGTATTGAAGTTCCCCGTTTATTTTTTGGCGGATAAACGGCTTTGTGGTGGGAATATCCGCTAGGAGCTTTTCCTGTTGCTCTTCGTGCCAAGCATACCGCTCTGGAAATTTGAGCTTCAAGAGCCGCATTTGCGCGAGACCTGAACGCACACAAAACCCGCCGCAGTTGTTATGGGGGAAACCTAGCTCGTAAAGCCGGGGCGGTTTTATTTGGTAGGCTTCAAGCATAGGCGCCCACTGTGGCCGGTACACTTGATATTCCATAAGCAGTGAGACGACGGGACGCGGCGCCCAGTTTTCCCCGGCTCGCAATATCCGATCTTCTTCACTCCAATCCATGCCCAAGACAAGAGGATCATTGGGCGCGGCGTGGACATCGAGCCACCCTCGAACCTGATCGGTCTTTAGCTTCTGGCTACAGTGAGCTGTACGACTATTGCCGTGATACCGCACGGCATTAAAAACCTCCCAAGGATTTCTCCCGTCGGTTAGGCGCACGATAGGGGCGCGGACGGCTTGAGCGACGTCTTCGATGAAGCGGTAGAGATCCTCATCTTCGATCAAGGTGTCCGCAAACAAAAGTGAAAAATCTAACCCTTTCTCGTAGGCAATCAGAGCAGTGATCGCCGACCCTAGGCCGCCGCTGAAACTAATGTGATATTTCATGTTTTAACCAAAACACACAGCAGAGATTTTATCGGCTTTTTCTCTGTCTGAAAGTTGGGGATTTTTAAGGATCCCGTCTGTTTTGTTTCCACAATAAGATTCCATCTTAAAGGTCTGTAATGCCATAAGGGGTATTTCGTGCCAATCTTCGAGCATCAAGGAGAAGATTTCAGGGTAGAAAGTAATAATAAACTCTTTGATGTCCATGGTTTTGCTCCGGTGTGTTTTTTGGTTTCAACACTTACATAATAGCACAACTGCAAACTTTAGCCACAAAAAAGAATTTTATTCTTCCAAATCGCCCACACTTTCTGCAAACCATATCAATTCTCCAGCTTTAACCCCCATTAACGAAAGGATCACAGCTAGAATAATGATCAATGTTTGGGGGGTTAGTAGACTTTGCGCCCATTTTTGGCGAGCTATGGCGGCTTCGCGTTCGAGGGTTTCGCGTTGTTGGCGGTATTCTCGGGCGTCTTTTTCGCGCTCCCGGTCGATCTCGATTCGTTCTTGGATCAGGGTTTTGATCTCCAACTGGCTAGTCTTCACCCCGGCGTGTCGCTCTTCGGCTCGTTTGTCGGAGTGTTCGAGGGCTACCGAAACTTTTCCTACTTCGATCTTGAGTTCGCCTAAGTCGCCCTCTAATGTGATGATCCTTTTACGATCCTCGCGGAGTTTGTTTTTGATTTCGGTTAGATCGGACACGGCTACCCCTGCCGATCGTCACGAGGAGGATCGGCCATGATCAAAAGGGTGAGCCGCGGGCGTCCGTCGATCCAGGATACGTCCCGCACGATACATACTTGATCCTCCATGTGCACCTCATGATCCGTCAAAAGGATCAGATTCCCGCGACGTAGGAAGCCAAGCCGGATCGGGACGTCATACCTCACCACCCGGTGAGGGAAAGCGGCGGCACGGTGCATCCACTCTAAAACATTCGTTGCCGTGGCGGTTTCGTAGACTACATCAGACGTGATGGTCTCTGCGTGTGTGCCGAAGGATAAATAGCTCGCACGAGAAAAAGAAGACGAAAATAAAACCCTTCCCACGTCATCCGCCGGGAAGGTTTCACGATCCCCCACTACCCCCCGCGTCATTTTGTGCGATCGATCTTGTAGGCTCAAAGCATAGCTTAGTCGGATGTCGTTTAAAATTTCCTGTTTTTCGTAGGTAATGGGGCCCACACGCGCCGCGCCGCCCCCGGTCGATACTGTACCCACAATATCACTAGCGATAGCTTCACGGCGCCAATACGACACACTAATACCCTCTCCCGTTGCGTAGACCGACACAGGGAGTAACGGCAAAAAGTTATCATCGATGTATTCCCAGGCGCTACACGGTTCGTTGACATAGCCGGAAAACTTGAACTGTTGATCAAGCTCCGAAGCAATAGATCGCCAAGTCCCTGCATCGGTTTCGAGTGTACTCCGGCGTAGGAAGTAATTGATCAACTCACCGGCGCCAGTGCGGGGAGCTGTGTGGTGATCGTTCCATAGGGCCCCGGTGGGCGCCCCCACGGTGGTATCGTACCAAATGACTTGAAGCTGATCCCCCACGTCATAATCAAACCCCCCGGTGGTGTAGGAGGCGATGGATACTTGTTGATCTAGATCGTCGGTTTCCAGCGTGACGGTAGCCCCCCAAGCCACCCCAGCTTTGGAACTGTTCGAGATCACCACTTCGGTAGCCTGTACGGGGTGGGCCGCTATGACTGCCAAATAATCATTGCCTGCTGGGTTTTCCACCACGAGGGCCGGGGATCCAGGGACATAAAGCATACCCCCGGTCAAGTCCGAATAGGCGCCGGGGGTGCCAAAAACGATCGGATAGTAGGCGTTTTCTGAATCTATGGGAGAGGGCCACGTCACCCCGGCTAGAACGCGTTGTGTAGGCCCTAAGACTAAAGACGTGTCTTGAAAACCGTTAGCTTCAAGGGAAAATTTCACCGGCTCGTTCAGGGCGCCGTAGGTCGGCTCCACCATCGAGCCCCGCATTAAGACGATCCGCTCTTCATAGGTCCGCCCTTCCACCCATAGGGAAAGCTCACCGACACCCCGCCAAAGGTTAAAACCTCGCGCCACCAGTTCCGCCACATCCACCGGAAAAATGATCTCAAGGGGGATAGCTAGCAACGTGGGGCTATAGTTAAAGAGGTTTAGGGCGTCCGTCCACCTAGCCGCCAAGCCTCCCCGGTAGACGATCGAGCCGGTTTCGGTGGGGACCGTGAGGGGCCGCGTGGAAAAATAAAACTCACGCCCCGCCACCGTGACGGCTAGCAAAAACTCCACAGAGGTCAGATCGTCCAGAAGTTCGATCCAGCGTAACGGCTTTTGATACACTATAGCTCCTCTTCGAAAGTCACGCTGTTAACTCGGTAAACCTCGGAAGTTTCCTCGTCGCCTACTACCTGCTCTAACGTGATCGGCGTCGTTAGACGGCTATAAATAGCCCCCCGGTTGTTTTGGCGGGGGTCGCAGCGAATACGTTCGTCAAATTCGATCCGGGGGATATAGACCACAGGGAGCGCGGGACCGTCGAGCCTATCCATGAGCCCCCACATAAAAAAGGGGCCATCCTGCCGAAGCGCCATAGGGGCCCCGGTAGCAGATGTGGTGATATAGTCAATGTCTACACTAGGAGCGCTCACACTTAGCCTTAATTGTGTTTCGTCCACACCCTCGGCCCAAGAAAAAGCCACTTTTTTTCGCCGGGTACCCGCTTGGTAGGCGTGGCGCGTGCCGTCCCGAAGCGTCAAAAGTTCCACGTTTGGCGTTTTCGTGATCGCTCGTTCGCGTGAGTAATCCCAACCAAACACCCCCACGGGGCCGGGGGCGATCACGCCCGCCTCATAGAAACCTTCGGGGGGTCTTGTGCCAGTCGGACATAACACCACTCTTATCCCCACAAAACGACCATTCAGAGGAAATTTAGCTAAAAAGGTAACAGTTTTAAACCAAATGTGGCCGATCCCACTAACGGGGGCGGTAGCCGTGTCGAAAGTGTTAGGATCAAGCGCGATCGTGGTGGTTTTGGGCGCCGCGCCGCTGTAGGACATGCCCTCTGAATTTCGTAGGATCGTGGCGACCTGGCTTTCTTCGTCGTCGGGATCAAATTCGAATTTACAGCCGGCGAACTCGTTATAAAAACAGTACATTTTTTGAGCTAAACCGTTCGCAATATGGAGGGTGTGCCCCCGCCGCTCGAACTGGAACGCCTCGAAAAGCTCACAATCACCCGACGAAACCCAAGCCGCGCCGATCTTGGTTTCGATCCGGGCACGCTTAAAATTGACGTTTTGAAAGTGGATACCGTAAAGACAATTAAGGGGGAAAGCATTTTCGCCGTCCGGGTTGCGTTGGAAAGCGATCGTATCCCCCGGGGACGCGGTTTTGCTTCGCCACGGTTTCGCCGGTGAGGGGGACACAGAGGGGATCACGTTGTCGGCGGCGTCGAGAAACCGGGTGTTTATGCTCCACGTGTCGGCCTCGAAGGTAGGACCATCCACGGCGGCGATCCGCGTGTTGGCGTCCACAAAAAGAGGCGCCGCCGCGTAGCTTCGCGGGAAAAGATCACCCGGGTTGTCTTGACCCTGTGCTAAGTGCTCGCCGGTGAGAGGTTCACCCGTGGCTGTGTGTCCATAGCAGAGGTTAAAAGCATACCAAGCCACATCAGAGGTACCAGCTCCTTGATCCCCCCACCGCACATACGATTGGCCCACTAAGATACTACCAAGCGTTAAGGATCCTTGAGATACGAGCGTGAAAGTTCGATCGGGCCCTTCGAGCCCTACGCGATCCCCTCCAATGGTGCCATCACTTGCCCTCATCCATACACAGTATTCCGCCCCCAACACAGGAGGATCCCCGGCTGTGGTGGTCCCACGTACCGCCCAGAAAATTTCCCTTTTTGAGGTGTCTACCCCCACTTGATAAGGAACCGACCCTAACACCGCGAGAGTTAGGCCGTCCAAAACTCTAAAAGCAGCGTTTCCTATCTGCAACAAGAGCCGACAATATGGGGTCATTGCCCCCGCCGTCGAAAGTTGAATCTCAACTTCTTGCAAGCTAGGAGCGCCGCCACCCAAAAAATCAACATCATAGACGAAACGACCAAAAAAACCGTCTAAAAAGGCTACTTCATCCTCCCCCGTGCCAATAGGGGGAATAGTCTCGTAATACCTACTATTTCCCGCCGTACAGACTAACCTTAAAAAGCCCCCAGCATTGATCCACTCAATACTAGCCCCGGCCCCCCCAGTGACGCCTGTCCAGATCGCAAGGTTAGAAGGGACACAAAAAGGCAACCATGTAACGGGCAATCCTGCTCTTTTTGTATCCCTTTTGAATTTTTCTAAGCCTGGGAGGGTGACGGTGCCATAACTCCCCATGTATAAGAAACAAAGCGAATTTTCACCTAACCCATGCACAGGAACGGCCCCCCCGGCGCTGTTTCTGTAGCCGTGGACTAAAACGAGTTGTGATCGGGAAAATTCAGCCGTGTAGTCTATAGGCTGCACATCCACGTCTACCTGACCGGGGGAAGCCGCCCCCCACCACCGGCCGTACTCACCAAAAATTGTCCCCGCCCCGCTCCCCATAGCTTCCCAAGTTGCCCCCCCGTCGAAACTTCGGGCAGCAAGGCCCGCCGCCCCCAAAAGGACCGAAACTGTACCGTCAAAACCCGTAGTAAATAGGTAGGCCGCCCCGTCATCATCGATCGCGATCGTTAGATTGGCCTCGGTAATAGCAGCCCCGGCGGGTAGATCATAGGATGCACAAGGATAAGGAAAAGCAACATCCGGCGAAAGGGGACTAATTGCCTCATAAGCTGATCCTAAACTGGCGATCCTCGGGCGGTGGCCGAGATCAGTACTTACCCACACCACCAAAAAAGTGCCGTTTACTACCCCAATATCCGGGGCGACCCCACCATCCTGATCGGTTATACCGCTAAACTCCGTTACTGTTGTAAATGTTGCCCCAAGATCATCACTTGCGAACTGGATTAAGCGATCGTTTACATTTCCCGCCGCCGGGGGGGTGGTGTCGCTAAGGTGAGCCACCAAAAGAATTTGGCCGTCTTTGTAGGCCGCCCGGATCCTCTTTGTGATGATCGTGGTCGTGTCAATTGCGTCGGTGAGGGTGTACTCACCTCCCACCACCCACGGCGTACCGGGTGCCCCCTCACCGTCGTTGTAGGCCATTTGAATTTGAGCTTTGTTGTTGTCGTGGTCATAGATCCAATAGAAAACAAGGATCCGCCCCGAGGGAAGGGACAAGATCGCAGGGTGGCAGGTATAGTCCCCTACTAGGGATTGGAGCGATCCCAGTGGCACACTTGCAGCAACCTCCCAAGACACGCCGGTTCGAGTTTGGATGGCTACGGATATACCTACCGGCGTCACGTTTTCATAGGCGCAAAGCATGAAATCTGATCCGTCCTCCCTTGTGACGTTTACAAGATCGCCGTGTAAAAATTTGTTGGTAGGGACGGCGCCGGTGCTCCACCGTGAATTTTCCCACCCACTGATCGCATGAGGGACGTCCCACCCCCGATATTCCTGGTCTTGGGCTTGGGCCGCGTTAGGTTGGCGCCACCCAAAACCCGCGCCGCCGGGGGCCGGGTAACCTCCCCGAAGGGTCAACACGTCGAGAGTTTGGCCGTCACCGGTTGCGTCTTGGTGGCCAGAACTTTCGATCACGGCCTCGGTGCGTGAGGGGGTATCAGGCACGCCGGCGCGGTTCCCCTCCTGATCGATCGTGCTTTCGGCCTCCCAAATTTCGGTGATGTCACCATCAGGGATCAAGATCCCCCGGTACAAATCGCGGCTTTTGTCGGCCATTAGTTCCCCCCGCTATGTCCTACCCGGCGGCCTGATTTTATCGCATTACGAAGAGGGCCGCCCTTTTTGATATTATCCGAAACGAAAGAATCAAAAATTTGGTGTTTATAAACCATTTCCACCACCACCGGCGAGCCACCACCACCGCCGGAGTTTAGATCCCCCACGCCCTCACGCCCAAGGCGGGCCGTGGTCTCACGGTTTAGGACGCTTTCACCCCCTAACGCTTGGACTGTGACGCCTGAAGGGGGGCCGGGGATAATTCCGCCCACGTGGAAGGGTGGAGGGGCAGCGGCTACAACGGCTGCCTGGGTGGCTCCGAGGGTCCCCATTGCGATGGCCGCCGCTATGTTGAGAGGTGGAGGGATGAGAGGGCTAGACGCCATTTTCATCACCCCACGGGCGGTGTCGATTAAGATCGAGGACATAGCCGCCGCTTGCTGAACTCGGTACAAAGCCACTAAAGCCGCTCTTTGACGTTTGGTCATGTCCCCCATTGCGTCGGCCATGATCCCGATCGCGTTTCCTATAGAGTCGGCATAATTGGACATCATCCCCGAAGTGGTGTCCATCATTTCTGCTTGATCTTCGGTGAGCTGAAATTTCGTATCTTCGGCGCTGTTGGATACCATTCGCATGTAATGGGCGAAAGCATCGGCGAAGGCTTGGGCGTCTTCATAGGGATCTATGACCTCTTTCTTTTCGTCATCCTCAAAAGGTGTCGGGATTTCCTCGATGGCTTCCCCAACCTCCGCCGCGCCTCGCTTACCAAAGTCAAAAAAGGCTTTAGCTTTCCGCCACGCCTCCTCAAAACTCCCCCCCACGCTCCCAGCTTCGTCGTTTAGACGCTTAAGTTCCACCCAAGCATCATAGGTGGCTCGATCCACCCCAGTTAGTGTGCGTTCGAGCATTTTATACTCGGTGTCATCCCCAAACACTTTGGATAGTAGCTTCGAGAGTTCGAGAATTGACTCATAAACGCCTAAAATGACGTGATCGCGTAGATCCGTCATATAGATCGCCGCGTCAAGAAATAGTCCTTTAAACCCCCTCCCTAGTTCTGTGATCGTGATCTTGTCAATGTGTTCCAAAAGAGTTTTTATGTAGACAAAACCTAGAGTGAAGTCTTTCATAATTCCTGTGGAGAGGTTAATTAGATCAGCCGAAAAAGCTTCAGTAACGAGGTTGAGCCGGGAAAAAGCCCGTTGCCAATCGTCGGCGGCTTTCGCGGCTTGGGGGCCGGTGTCTATCCCGAAGCGTTCGGCGGCGTTGATAAAAGTGGCTAAATCGGCATCGCCTAGCGCCTGTACAAGCTTCGTGCCCGCGCCCCCAAAGGCGAGCGCCGCCGCCGCCGCGCGTTCGGTTGGATCTTCGATGGCCGCTAGACCTTTAGTGACATCCTTGATCACGTCGTCGGCGCTTTTGAGATCCCCCTTGGCATCCCTCACCGAAGCCCCAACCCCGGCGAAACCTTCCGCCGCAGATTCAGATCCTTTCGCCGCTTGGCCGATCCGCTCGATCATCGGCTCTAGAATGCTTTGCATATCTTCGAGGCTTTGGCCGCTTCCTTCGGCTGCAAATTTCAGCCCGGCGAGCGTTTTAGTACTAACGCCGGTTCGCGCTGCCATGTCGGACAACTGGTTTTGCGTGTCGGCCATGTGTTGCGATAGTCGCACCACCGCAACCCCGGCGGCTAAAATCCCCGCCGCAAGTTTTCCCGCCGCTACCGTTCCAATTTTAAGCTTTCCTTGGAGGGCTTTAAAATCGGCCCCTAAAGTATTGACCTTTTTTCCTGCTTTTTTCGACCCTTCCCCAAGCTCATCGATCTTTTTGTCTGTTTTGTCTGCGTCTTTAGCCACCACCCTTAGGTTTTTGTCTACCTGTTGAAGAGCATCGATCAGGTCGCTAGCATCCCCCTCGAAGGTGTACACGGTGCGATCGGTGGCCATTTTTTTACCCCTTCAATAGCCAGTCAATACCGGCGGGTGTTGATTTCGTGTTTTTCTCCCAAGCCCGCCGGGTGAGAGGATCAACCCCGCCGACGCTTGATCTTGGGTTGCCAAAAAGGGGCCGGGGTGCCCTCCCTCGTGACGCGTTCAGCATATCAAGAATGTCACGCATAGTCGCAGGCCGGGACAGATACCACCGATCGGGCGTGTTTTCGTGCTGAATATGCCAATAGGCCAACAAATCGATCTGTTTGGCTTTGGGGAGCGTTTCAAAGGCCCACGGATCACCGAGGTAGTTGATCCCGATGTCGAGCGCGATCAGTTCGAGGCGCCCGGCGTCGGTTCCAAAAAAAGCTTTTTTTCGGCCACCTCTTTTTGACTTACAAAGTTTTCAACGAGCCGTTTTGTGAGTTCTTGCCAAATCGCTTGGATCGCTCCGAGACTACCCCACCCGGCTTCGTGTAGTTCTTCGTAAACTTCGGCGCCGTACTCTGATAGGGTGGCGTAGTCCTTTCTAGCCGTTTCAAGGTCTTGGGAAGGGTCAAACCAACACAAGCCCAACAAAGCCCCCTGACAGGCAAATAGGACCGGGAGGCGCGCGCTCATTTGTTGGAGAAGATCACCGTCATTGTCGGCGGCTTCGGCGGCTTCGGCGATCCCTGCCTCTTGAAGAAGGGCGAAAATTTCCGCCGAACGTAGGGCCGAAGGCATTCGCCAAGTTGTAACGCCTAGATCGACAACGTTTAGGGTAAGGTAGATCGGGCGGTCGGGTACAGTGCGCGGGGTGGGTCGGGGTTGCATTGTTTCCTCTTATGTAACGGTCGGGTAGACGGTGTAACTCGTGAAATTGATGGTAATCTGATCGGGATCACCCTCTGACGTGGCGCCGGTGAGGTGGCAAAAATTCAATTCAATAACATGATCCGATGCGTCGCCATGGATCACCCCCGCCACGGTCCAAGTCAGATCCACCAAAAAGACGTCAGCTATCACCGGCGCGATCGATCCGGTTGATGTCCAGTTCGCGCCTACGTCGCCCGTGAGGGTGATCAACTCCATTAGGGTTGCGTATGCCGCGTCGGAAAAATCGCGAAGGTAGGCCGTAAAGGATCCCGTGATAGGTTGATCGTCTACAAGTCGCAGGCTTGGCACCATTGTGCCGCGATCCAGGTAGTTGCTCACCGTCGTGCCGGGTATAGTGAGAGATAAATCCCCCGCTTCAAAGGCTACGGTAAAAGAGTTGGCGGCCGCCAGATCGGAAAAGACGATCGTGCCGTCCCGTTTGTTTTTAACCACTGTACTTTCAGCCATTATCTTGATCCCCTTTCTTGGTCTTGGTCTTTTTCTTGGGTGGATTATACTCCACATTTAGATGATATAGCGCGGTAATTGCCGAAGCGATCGGGTGGTGCTCGTTTGTGGGCCGTTTTCGTAGGACTTCACCGGGCGTCCACTTGTGATCGTCGAGGATCTTTTTTGCTTCGGCTTCGGTCACTATCGCCCCCGCTTCACTAGAAACTTATCGATCCGCGCCGCAAAATCGGCGGCTAAAGAAGGCTCCACTTCGGCGATCGCCCTTTTCACTATACCCGGTGCGATCGGTTTCCGCCGCTGACCATCGCCCTTAGCATACACGTATTGTGTGTATTCAATCCCGCCGCCGCCGCTTTTGAGGGGGGGAGCACCCCGCGCCGCCCTCTGTTCGGCTACGGTGGCATCATTGTAAAACTCGAAAAACACCTTATCACCCTTCGTTTTTAAGAGCTTAAACCCCCAGTGTTTCCAACTTGTTTTCGTGTCGATCGGCCACACGTCCGGTTTTCGGATCAACTTTAAGACCTGGAAACAGGCGGATCGCATGGACCAATCAAGGATCCTGACTACCTCTTTTTCGGTAAGTTTATCGAATTGGGCCGACATTTCGTTAAAAGGGTGGCTCATAAAACCCCCAAACTTTGTTCGATTGAAAACTCGATCGCGGAGGCTAGATATTCACCGGACGAAGTAAGGATCCGCCGGGTGCGGGTATACAAAACACGATAAGGAGGAAGATCCGCTTGATGTAAAAGGGCCTGAATGATTTCCTCTTCAATGTCGATCGCTTCTTGATAGCCTCGCATTTGATCTAGCGGGAAGATCCGACACAAAAGATCGACGGTTAGATCGTGATTTAGCCTCATATGCCCCGGCGATCCGTCTCTAAACTTGTCCGTGTTGTTGGTTTGCATTGTCACAGCAAACACCTTTTCTGCGGTGGTGTTGGGGATGTTTGTACCATTGAGCGCCGCCGCGCTGAGTGCCACGCTATAGGGGGCGGGGATGGCCTCGATCACCGTGATCACATCCGCCAAAACTTCGGAAATGTTACCCGGCACCGAACAACCCCCGGATCAGGCCACCCGGTGGGGGCTCACCTAGCCAAGTCGACGGGGTGGCGGCTTCAAGCTCTGAATCGCTGATCGCGTCGTCCTCGTTTCGGTCATAGCGAAAAACAACGGTTTCCCATTCATCGGTATATTTTTCGGCATACATGGCGGCTAGATCGTTGTATCGTCCATCGCCCACAAACGTGATCGCATCCCTAAAAATGAGTTCGAGACTCTTAAAAATGTGCATGTCGATAATGGCATAGCTATCAAGGATCAATTCGGGGCGCCGCCGTTGCTTTATCAAATCCCGGTTGAGTACTTCCCAAGCCGTGGTTCTGTAGTCTTGAAACGACGCTAAACCGGGGGGCCTGATATCGTTTAAACGCTGGTGTCTGGCTAACAGGTCTGAATCTTGAATGTGGGGGTGAAGGATCGATCGTACCAAATGACCGGATCTTCGTGCGGTTACCTCCACAGGGAGCCCACCTACTAGCCCCTGAAAATTCCACAATTCGAGCATAGTATCGGAAAAAGGGAGATCTGTGGTGAGCGCCGCCGGGAAATCCAACGTTGCAGAGTTCCCAGGGCCGCCGATCGTGGTGGCGGCTATCGCGTCTAAAAGCACATTTGAGCCCTGTTTTAGCGTCACCGTGCAAGCCGTGGGGACAATCAAAAGAGTGTCCTCAAACCAAGAACAGTCTATAATCTGATTTTCGTCCCTCAAAATCATTCGAGGGATCCCCGTGTATGGCGAAAAAGCAAACGAGGTAGACATTTATCCCTCCCGTGGGGCTTCGGGCTCGGGCTCGGGCTCGGGTGGAGGTTCGGGCGGCGCTTCGGTGGCTGTTTCACACGTTGAGACCTCCACGGTAAAACCTTCACCGAGGTACACACCGCCCATTAAAGCCACCGCCAAGGCCACAAGTCCGAAGCTTTTCGGGTTTTCTTTTAGGGTTTGGAGCCTACTTAAAATAACTTTTTCGTCTGTTGTCATCATCTACCACCATTGATCAAGTAGGGTATAACTGAACTTTTGCCAAGTCGGGTGGGCTAAAGTCTGACTGCTCGCTAGTTCCATCATACTCCGAAAACCTGAATTTGTGGCGTGTGTCTGGCAACCTTCTGACCAACCCCGGATACTCTCGCGGCTTCGGTCGTCGTCATATGGCCGCATGCTTGAAGCGTGGCAATTGATCCCAAAATAGCCGGTTTCTATGGTGCTTTCGTCAAGGTCTAGGGTCGTTGCACCAGGGCCGGGGCGGAAAACTCGCACGGGGGCGCCTGTTTGGATCAAGGCTTCGTATTGGCTTTTCCCGTGGGGGCCAATTTCCCACACTCCGAGGTATTGCCCCGGTGCAAGTACCGCCGCACCCCCGGCGTTTTTGGTGGCAAGGGCAGCGTTTTTGTCTACGCCGGGATCCGTTGTGGCTGGCCAGTAGCGAACATGCCACGATCGATCCTCTCTCCATGCGCACCCGATCAGATCATCAAAAACGCCGGGGGTGCGGTTTTTGTGGCGGATCCCAAACAAATTCAGATCGTAGGGCTCGCCCGTGAACACCTTGTGCCCTAGCGCTTGCATGCGAGCAAGGACGGGCGGTTTCAACGGAGTTTTTTTAGCGCCCGCCGTACCTGACGCCGCGCCGCCCGTTGTTCGTTGGCCCCTAGAGAGTGAATAAACACCGCAAGCTCTGTTAGGCCCTCGGTTATACGTTGGCGCCCTTGCGGGCTCCACTCTTGCCACGCGGGGACGTGGGCCATACTTTCGGTTAGTAGTTCTTCCACCTCGGAAGCCACAAAAGCGAATTTCTCACCCCCGGTTTTGTCAGTGTCCCCGGCGGCTTCGACTAGATCGATCACAGCGGGGATCACAGTAGAGAGCACCACCCCGATCCAGGGAGGCGCCTTTGGGAAGGTGAAACGGACGATCAGATCGATCACGCCGGTTACCATCATTTCCCCCGCTCGCGATCATATCGTCGCGCCGCTTGAAGGGCCTTTGATCGCTCTTTTTCATGGGAAGTTGTACGCCCCTCTTTTTGAGCTTGATCCACAAAACGGCGGGCGGTGCGATCGATGGCGCCTCGGATCTGGCTTTCGGTGACTTTTTCCGCCATGCTACGCCCCCTTTTCCGCCGCCGGTGGTTTCTTGGTTTTTTTCTTGGTGGGCTTTTTGGTCTTTTTGATCTCGATCAGGGCTTCCTTTTTCTCTTCGTTAGCTTCAATAGACTTTGCCACGTGGGGCAAATGGCCTTTTTGCTGCTCGTATTGGATCCGCCGGCTGTATTGAGCAGCCAAAAAATCAAAAATCAAGGGATCCGGTTTTGCGATGGTGCCGTTTTCGACTAGCCCCCGGCGAAAATCGTTGTAGCCTTTGGCGTCAATGTCCCACACGACACGCGAGCCGCCGCCGAGGGATCGTGGTGTAGTCCATCGATCCGCGTAAACTTTCCCGCGGCGGCCTTGATACTCACGTAAATAGCCGCCCTCGATAATATCGGCGGGAAGGAAGACCCACCCCAGATCTTGATAGATTCCCCGCGTTTCGGAGTAGTCAACACCCCCTTTAGGGCGGGCTCGAACACCGTTCAAACCTGGTCGCAGAAGAAACTTTGTTAGGATCGGCAAAAGCTCGAAGCCACCGTCTGTGGTTTTTTCCAACTGCCACCGCTCGGGATGGTGGGTCAAAATAAACTGATCGTTTGGCGGTGTCGGTAGTAGATCACCAGCCGATCGAGGAACGATCGAGGTTGCTTGGAATTTTTTAGCCATGTCGGATCCTTGTGTCGGGGGGGATGTCACCCCCCAAGCAACCCCCCGCAACCCCGACGAAGTGGGGGGTCTTGGAGGGTGACAAAAGGGGTTTTAGCTGGTCTGTATACCGGCGCCGCGTGCGGCCTCGATAACGCTCAAACCAAGATAACACGTGCCGATAATTTCAGTGGTGGATGCGGCTGCGTTACGGTTAAATTCGACCATGATCTCACCACCGGGGGAGATCACAACACCACCAAGAGGCGCCGCCGGGATACCGTTTTTGTACCCAAGGCAGCCGCCGCCCCACATGCCACCGGCAAACGCCGGACCGGTGATTTTGTCGCTTTTGTAGATGTCAACGCCGAGGAATTCCCCAACGAAACCTTGACCCTTGATCTTTAGCTGCTCTACCGTCTCGTAGTACTGAAAGCCCACCGCGCCGCCCTCTGTTCGTAGTGATGATTGAAAATCAGCAAGTTGTTGAGGTGCTAAAAGGGCGTAGTAGCCGCGATCACGTGGAACACTGGCAACTTCAAGCGCAAAGATCGCGGCATAGAAGTCAGTTACGATCATAGGTACGCCTGTAGGCACGCCCGCAAGGCCACCGATCGCCGCGCTTGCGGTGACGTTGAAAAACTGCTCATAGGCCCCCACCATCGAATAAGCGAGGCGCATGGGGTCTAATTGGCTACCTGGGACGCCGGTGAGCACAGCTAGATCGGAAATGTCTCGACGGATACCCGCACGAGCTACCGCGATCGGAACGGCGTTGTCCAAAAAAGGCGTCTCTGCGATCGGTTGATCTTCGGGCCCCGCTATGACTTGCATAGGATCGAGCCCGTCAAGCCCAGCAAGGCGTACCTGAGAGGTGTCGCTGAGGGTGCCGTTTACCGATCCCAAATAGTCGACCGCGCCGGTATTACGAAGGGACATTTCATCATGGAGTATTACCCGTAATGACGCTTCGAGAGCCACAGCTTGGCGAAGGTTAGGGATCAAGTTGCTGTTCAAAATAGGCATGGTTCTACCTCACTAAGGGTGTAAAAGAGTTTTTTTCGGTGTCCTTCTACGCACTTAACGGGGCGAACCGTGGACCTGATAAGAAAAATAATATCACGGGGCGGCGCGGGGTGCTATTTAAACCGGCTAGCAGGGATCCCCCATGCCCCGGCAAACTTTGCATAATTAGCCTTTATTTCATCCACGCTCATGTTCTGCACGCTTTCAGGGGAAAACTCGCCGCGTGGCGGTGGGCTGTTTCTTGCCCCCACGTTTTCCGGGGGGGTGGCGGCTAGTGGTTTCGTGTTGCTTAGAAGTTTTTTTAAGACTGGATCTTGATCCGCTTTCGACACAAAATCCGCGAAGTCTTCAGATCCCGATCGCTCATATTGAAACCGTACAACCTCGCCCACGTCGGGATCAACGATCCCGGCTTTGTAAAGAGTCTCTTTTTCTCCCCACGCTGATCGCTCTTTTGCAACCTCGGTTTGTAGGGCTTGGAACTGTCCCTGAAGCTCGCCTACCGACGCCGCGATCGTCTTTAGTTCTGCAACCTCGGCAACTTTGGCCGCGAATCGCTCATAGGGAACGGTTTGGGCTTCGGTCGTGGTGGCAGGGGTGGCAGCGGGCGCGGATGCTTGGGCGGTAGCGGGGGCATCACCGGTGGCCGCCGGTGGCGTTGTGTTCGGGGTTTCATCGCTCATTTTTTCTCCTATGTAAAGCGTGCGCGTTCGAGCGCGATCCTTTCAAGTTCGAGGGTAGCCGTCTCTTTGCTCACATTGTAGATCATCCGGTAAAGGTCCACCGGAGAGGCTACACCAAGTTCAACCAAGGCTTTATACTCTTCTATTGATTTGGTTTTTTCCTCGCTCGATAAAGGTACGCCGGGGTAGCTGATCGTCCACCCACTAACCGGCAACGATCCGCCGGTTGTGGAGTTCCAAAGTGCGCAAATTTTTGACAGTGTTTCGATGTCGCCGCGTTTGAACTGTGGTTCCGCTCGGCGTTGGGCGCCTCGCACACCTTCACGGCTTAGGGCGATGGCATAGCCGGATCGGGGGTTCGCGCTCACCCTGGCAACGTCCGTACTCGATATGCCCATATCCATCGAAAGATCTGCGCTGTAAGCTCGGATCGCCTCGCCTAAAGCCACGGGATCAGATCCCGCCTTGAACTGTCCAAGGATCGGCGTAGCGTCCCCCGAAACCTCGAAGTTGAGCAACGAAGCCGGATCGGTGGGGATATAAGCCATGTTTTCCCCGGCTTGCGTCATTCGCCCACCGGCGGGCCTCACCCCTACCGCGTAACGTTGCGGCCATGAACTTTGAGACACACAATTTCGCCAGAAAGTCCATAAAAGCGCCACAACTAGCGATCCCTCGACACATTCGTAACCCTCGAAAGGATCAAAAAGCCCGTTTGAATGTCGCTCCGCATGGTAAAGGATGTAGGGAATAAACGGGTAAGCATTGCCGTTTTCGTCTGTTTTCCAATAGGGGTAGGCTTCCCCCACGAGCCCGCCGGGGGCGTCTAAGAAAATCCCAGAAAGATCCTCTTTTTCGTCCGCCGATAAGACGCGAAAAGCCGGGGGGCGGCCCGGTGTGATGTCAAAATGATCAATCGTCCATTCGTCGTCACCTTCGAGGCGCCGGATCCGGTACTCATTCAAGACGATCGGCTCGTCGGGCGCGTGATAACTTCCATATCCGTAGACCATATCCGGCGAAACGATCCGGGCGTGGATTTGCGGGCCGTCGCGCTCTGTGTTGGAGGCTCCGACACGATAAAGCCCTTCCCTAAGCCCGATCGTGGTTTGCTGAAGCCGGGGGGCAAGTTGCCACAAACCGCACTGCTCAAGAATTTTTGTTAGTTCGTCCGCGACACCCGGTTGGTCATGTGCGATTATAGGAGGTTGATCGTACAAAACCGACAACTCGTTAACGACGTTTCTGAAGACATTTTTTGTTTTGTCGCCGGTGTTCCCCCAAGATCGAAGCCTCACGGGGCCAATTTCATGGGCTAAAAACGCATCTAGATCAGCGCCCCAAGCCCCCGAAAGCATCCGCCGCCTTAGCCGGGTGTGCTCTACCCTCTCACGATCGTAGTCATCATCCGGAAAGGGGGGCGCGTAAAGATCAGCGTTGGGCATATCGTAAAGCCTCGCGGGGTGGTGGTGCGTCAAACCTTAAACGATAATAACCCTTTTTCTGGGATAGGATCGCGGAGGTAATATAACGCACAGCATCAATATGGTGTTTTAGATCCTCCTCCCCTTTCCAATGTCGCAAGGAATGGATCAAGGCTTTGCACCGGGGGTGGATCGTCATATCCCCCCGGCGAAACGCATAATTTAGCAGTCGGCATCCATACATAACCGAGCCCCGGCCTTTTTTGGCGGATCGGATGGTGATCGGGACATAGTGTTTTTTTGTTTGGCGTTGGATGGCCCCGGCTAGGGCCGTGTTCACCTTAATTCCGCCCCCACCCTTGCCGGCGGTGTTGATGTCCCCCACGGCGAGATCTACCTCACCGGGGGCTATGTTATGCCGGCGGAGCATGTCAAGGATCCCGGCGGCGTCTTCCTCGGGATCGGTTCGGCTTTTGTTGGTGTATTCGTCGATCACCCAAATTCGCGGGAAATCTGCGTCGAGTTCATAACAAAGGAGGATCGCCGCCTCGCGGCCCACCCCTTCGCCGTGGTCAATTCCTAGCCCGATCCCCACGCTACCCGGTGGCATGTCTTCATTGATCGCACGCTCTGAAAAGGATTCTATGAGCCGGTCACTACTTTCGCCGTGCCAATGGCCGTGCATCCGTTGGGGCCGTTCATGAGGTAGGTATTTTTGGGCTATGGCGGCTATTTGTTCGGCGTCTAGGTGCGGGCAATTTTCCGGCGTTAGATCAAAACGGTGGGCGCTTAGTTTCCCTGCTTCAACCTCTTCGATCAGCCAATCCACAGGGCGCCCGATCGGGGTCATGGTTAGAAAAAGTGTTCCCTTTTTTACAAGCAAACGCGCCAAAAGCTCGGAATAAAGCCGTCTTTCCGGAGGTTCGTCCACCCACACAAAATCGAGGGTAGCTGCACCGTGGGCTATTGTCCCCTGCGAAGCTGTCATAACCTCCAAAAGTGATCCGTTTTTTAACTTGATCCGGCTACCTACGAAGCCTCTTTGATCGTTAAAATCGTACCCCTCGACTAAAAAGCTAGGTAGGATCTCGTTTATTCGTCGTTGTACTTCGACACTTTGGGCCCACGAATAGGTAACCACGCGCCCCCGCACCGGTGGCTTGGCTACCTCGCGCCACGGGTGGGATCCGGTCATGATCCACAGGCTTTCTCTAGCACCGGCTCGGGTTTTTCCCCACTGGTTTCCTGCGAGTAAGAGCTTCTCACGCGCCTTATCACTATGAAAAAGGGGGGCCGACGCCCCACACCGGAAACGCTCAAAACGAAGCGGATCACGTTGGAGAGCTTCGGCGAATAGTCGATCTTTTTCGCTCATTTTCCACCCCCCCGGCCGCTTCTTCCAAGCGCCCACAGGCCGATCCCTATGGCATCGATCGTATTGTGGTCCGCGGGTGACACAATCGCCCGAAACTCCCCCGCGTCGAGCGTACCGAGGATCCGGCTTTTGTGTACGCTTTTTGGGATCTGTGCTTTCCACGCGCTCGGGGACACCCCAACACCCCCCGCCACGGCCTTGAAGGCGTTTGCAACCGCCAGAAGCCGCCCGATCTGATAGTGTTTTTTCCTCTTCGTCGGGTACTTGATTGGCACTTCTACCCACACGTCAACCCCGGCGGGTAGTTCATCGAGGATCGCTCCCACCGCCCCCGTTTCGAGGTTATCAGCGTACAAAAGCCGCCGATCCTTATCCCAAGCGGCTAGGGCGCTCCGGTTGACGCCTGGGTCAATGCTCAAAAACTTAATTGCTGCGAAACTTTCCACGATATGATCTCCAATTCGGTTGGCCCCCGGTGGCCTTTGTCCCACCAAAATAACGCGTAAGCCGCCGAATCTGTGCCGCCGCCGGTGAAACTTGGACGCTCCACCAAAACAAAAACCTTTCGACACGGCCACCGCCGCCAAAATTCAAGGCGTTTTTTACTCTCCAAAAAGCCGAGCCGCAGCAAAAAAGCGACGTGTTGATCGGCCATGTTTAGCGCGTGGGTGACATGTTCGAGAGCTTTATTATAGGGTGGATTTCCCACCACCCACACGGGCCGCGATCGGGGCATGATGTCCAAAAAATCCCGCGCCGCGCTAAGGGTCAACGATAGGCCGGGGGCTTCTGGGTTTAGATCCACGGCGATCACGTGGGGGGTTTTTTTGAGTAGCGCCCGCACAAAAGCACCACCGCCGCATGAAGGCTCGATCACCGTGTCTTGGGCGGTAATCGGCAACAAATCCACCAAAGCCGCCGCAAGGGGATCCGGCGTGTAGTAGGCATCAAGACACAGAGGATCAGCCACCTTTCACCCACCGCGCCGAACAATAGGCGTCGGCGCTCACCGTGACATCTGGCAAAAAGCGGTTCATGGCCTCGATCATTGTCTTCTCAAGCGCCACCGCCGCCGCCCCCGCACGCACCCCGATCGGCGCCTCAAGTATGATTTCATCATGCAAAAAAGCCACGACACGACACCCAAACAGATCGCTAGCCGGTTGTGTGTAGGCTTGTTTTTGGACTTCCCATAGTGCCGCCTTGCAGCCATCGGCCACCAGAGCTTGAAAAAATCCGTTCGCGGCTTGGGTGTAGCTACACCCGCCCCGTTGCCGTTCACTGATCCATTGAATGATGGTGGTGTTTCCCCACTGGGTTCGGGTCGAAATGTCCTTGAAATAAGCCCGCATTTCCTCCCACGTGTTAAGCCAAGCCGTCCGGAGCGCGTGCGCCTCCTCGGGTGTCATGCTTAAGCCGTAGCCTTTAGCGTAGGCTACAAAGCTATCGGCGCTTAACCCTCCTGGGAAGCCATAATTAGCCACCTTTGAAAACTGGCGATAGGCCGCTGGATCCGCCGGGTTGAGCTGTGCGGCTACCTCCAAATGAAGATCGCGCCCCGCGTTGACCGCTTCGATTATCGAGGAGCGTCCAAACATCCAATAATGGATTTGGCCGAGGGCCAAAAGCTCCACTTGCGCAAAATCACAGAGCACAAAAACATTGCCGGGGCGCGGCATAAAACAGCCCCGAAAACCCCCCGCCCGTGGTGGGTTTTGCATGTTCGGCTTTTTGCAACTCGTACGCCCGGTTTTCACCAAGACACCATATGAAGGGTGGACCGTCGAACGGGATAAAATAGGCGCATAGGTAGTGTTGAGTTTTTCAGCAAACTTGTACTCGCAATATTCCATCAAAACCGGGTGACCGCTGTTTTTTACGGTTGTTTCGTCGGTTTTGATCGCCCCTTTTTCGGTTCGTGGAACACTTGATCCATAGGCTTTTTCGAGCATCCCCCGAAGCACGGAAAGATCTTTTGTGCCGTCGCCGCGGATAAACCCGGCTTTTTTTGCTAGGCTTAGGGCTTGATCTGCGTCCCGCTTGACCTCCGCAACCCACGCCGCCGCTGCTTCTTGGTCGATTTTCATCCCCCACAAGCCGATCAAATGCAGCGCCCAAGCCGCTTGGGTTTGGGCCTTTTCGTCGGCTAGGGGCATCACAGAGCGCCCCGCTTCGGTGGTGAGATTTAGGGCTTCTTGTCCCTCGTAAACCGCCCAAGTGTGTTCAACATCCGAAACACAGTAGGCTTTCGCCGCCGGTGGCCAGTGTTCAAGGGGCACCCCGTCAAGTTGGGAATATTTCAACCGCCATACATCCGGGCCCTTTTTGCCGGTGAGGGTGATCCCTTCGTAGGTTTTCACCAGAGCACCAAGATCAAAACCCCGCCGGTCGAACGTGCCCATAGCAATCGAGATCAACTGTTCGCGGATCTTTGTGTCAATAATCAAGCCGCGTTCGTAGGCTGAAAAAATGACGGGGATCAGCCGGGGGAGGGTGGCCGCAAGGCAACCAAGATCGAAGGATATGTTGTGGCCGATCGTAGGTTCCCCGGCGGCCCAAGCGTCTTCGATGGTGGCCACAGCTTGATCGAGGGTGTTCCGCGTGTGGATGGCGACACCACCCACGCGATCAGTTTTTAAGGCGACACACACGATCCGAGGCGCACAGGGCGCCGTGGGCACCTTGTTTGCGTCTTGTTCGATTAGGTGCGTTTCTAGGTCAAAAACGAGCATAGCCCCCTCCAAGGTGGGGGGCCGAAGCCCCCCGGAAAAGGCTAGTTATCCGAGCGTAAAAACAAGTAGTTCGGCCAAACTTTGGCCTCCGGGTCTTCGATGTTTTCCCGTCCCTGTTTGTTGAGCTTATCTGTGATCTGTAGCGTGATTGCACATCCTTGGTAGGGTTGAGCCCCCCAAGTAGAAAGATCCATGCGATCGCAACCGGGGGGCGGTTGAAAACCGTCGTAACAAGCTCGACAAAATAGTTCTGTCCAAACCTCTTCGGGGGCGCCGTCGGGGTAATGTTCGACCCATTGATCGCTGTAAACCCTCTGATCAACACTGATCAAAAGCTCTTTTTGGGCCTTTTTTGTCGACGCTCCGAATTTTTCGTGGAGCCATACTTTCCCAGTGTCGCCGGGGACATTGGCCGTTTTTTCCGCACCTAGCGCGTCGGTGTAGTCGTGATCACCGTTCGGCCCGTGCCCCCTCAAAACATCATCAATTTTGTATTCGATAATGAATAATATGTTGCCCACGTTCGGCGGGGTTTTCTGTGTGATCCCGGTGATCTTCAGAATCGTTGCGGCATAGGTGCCACACATCGCAGGGACTGGATCCGCCCCTCGTGCTGAAGCCGCGCCGATCCCGCTGATTGGATGGTTTGAAAAGTCATTTATTATCTGTGTCATTTTTCCTCACTTTGTGGGGTTAAACCCCGTTTTTAAAAAACTCGCTAAATTCAATTTTTGTTTGGATCCTTGTGTTTCCTCTATATAGTCGGCTTCCCCCCTTGCTTTTTTCATGCGTCGAAACGCATCAAATGAAAAATAATCAATATGTAGAGCGTCAAAATCGAAGCGGGATCGATGGTGGCGGCCGATCAACTGTTCCCAAACACCAGCCCCGCCGGGGGGCTCGATAATAAAGGCGTTAGCGTACATTTGGAGGTTTTGCCCCTTCCCGTGGACACCTATCGAAGCAGCGCAAGTTCCGCCGGTGGGGGGCTTCGAGCCGGGGCCGTGTACGATAAAACCCCGCGCCTCAAGCTCTGCTTCCACGGCCTTTGAGCGATACCATACGAGGGTCGGCGCGGTTTGTTGGGCTAAAAAAACATCGAGGTAATCGAACCGCGATCGATCGAGCCAGACTGCCACCGTTTGAGGGCGCGCCCGGTGCTCAATTTCCCGCCACTCGATCAGCGTTTCCCGAAGTTCACGGGAGCCCCCACCGGCTAGGCTCCACTGTTCCACTAGGCGGGGGCTATCTGCTTGCTTTACCCGCCCCCCTCGAATGACCTTAGCGATCAGTCTATTTCTTCGTCGGCGTAGGTTTAGCCATTCTAGGTCTTCCCCTGCTGACCCCCATTCCCACCGATAGTAAAACCCGAGCGCCACCTGTTGACGGGCTCGGCTGTGCAAGCTCGCATCCGCCACGGGTTCACCATCCGGCAAAACCCATTCTTTTTCGAGTAGATCGATGGCTCTTTTGATCGTTGGGGTGGGCGGGGGCTCGTGTCTGATCAGGTAAAGGCTAGCGTTGCAACTTGTTTCGGTGGTGGCTATCACGCCCGGGGTGGAGACTAGCCGCCGCCGGTAGGCGTCACGGATAGTCCTGCGTGTGGGTACTGCTTCAAAACTCCCAGCAAACCGCACAAGGGGGATCATCGAGATCCGATCGGCGCGGGTGGGCTCCCCATCGGGATCCAAACAGGCCGCCCAGCGGTGGAGATCTTGGTAGGACCGGCGAGAAGGGATCGGCGTGCGGTCGCGCAAACACCACCACAGCAAATGGGCGTGATCAAGAAGGCTTTTATTCGTGATCGTGCCGCTCAAAGCCACAAAACCGGCGGAGGGATTAAGGTGATCAATATACTCGCCCACCCGGCTTGTTCTGCTGGTGTTCAAATTGCGCAAACAATGTGCTTCGTCCGCGATAATTAGATCAGGCCGTAGGCGTTCGAGCAGGTCTTTTTGAGTGCTCAAAATGCCATAAGACACAATCTCGGGCGTGGTAAATTTGAAATGAGGTTCCCATTTTTCGGCTTCGGCGTGCATCAAGGGCACGAGGGCCGGGGGACACAGGATCAAGGGGCGTTTTGCTCCGCAAACCTCACCGGCTAGCAAGGCGATCAAGGCTTTACCGCCGCCCACGGTGATTGAACAAAAGGCGCTGCGGTACTTGTGGATAGCGTCTAAAGCGCCACCTTGTGGGGTACGAAGGGCCACGCCGGTTCCGGTGCCCAGTCGCTCGGACCAATAAGCCGCCGCGCCGGGGGGGCCTAAAGGGGGCGTTTTGGGCATGTCGAGGATCCGATCAAACTCGGTAGGCACGACAACGCGCCGCGTGGTGTTGGGTAGGTTAAAAATGCTCATTGTCTCCCCAAAAAGACGGCGGGGGCTTGGCAACAACCGAAGATCCCCCGGTTGAAAAACCCCGCCGCCCTCATGGTTTAAGTTTCTTCTCTAGGGCTTCGTGGGCAGCCTTCCCTTTTTCGGCGGCTTGACTCCCCTTTGCCTCCCGTCGATAGTCAAAGGGAAATTTTCGCTTTATTGCGCGATCAAGAGCCAAGTGTAGACTTGGCCACCCCGTGCCCCCCATTTCGCTCGTTTTGTTAATTATCGGCATTACAACCCCCTCGACCGTTCGAGCACTGTCAGTGCTACATGGACGTATAAAAAAATCACAAAAGTTCCATAAAAACAGCCATAAAAAAGCTTTTCGCGCCGGGACATATCCCCTCCAAAGTAGTGTGTTGAGGCTTTAGGTAGGGACACTAAGCAAAACCCCGTCTTTATCGAGACGGGTGGTTATCCACCTACCAGAGTAGTGACATTCAAACAAACCCATAGAGTGTTCGTTTAGCCAATGGATAAAATTTCCCTTTCCCGGGGAGATTTTCACAATATATAACTCTGCATATTCTAGGTCATCCGATCCGTCCGTCTTTAATTTCCTCCAAGACTTCACGGCGGCGGCTTTTCTCCCAAAGTAAAACCGCTGTTTTTGTGCCGATTCATCCAAGATGGAAAGGTTGCGAAAAGAGACTACGTAAAAGTGCATTTGCCCTCCAAAGCGCGATCCCCCCGCGGAGCAAAAAAGCAGGGAGATCACGCCGGCTTCCACGCCAGGAAATCAGTTACCGTAGACGATACAAGCGCCCAAGCGCTCGAAGGTGGCTAAAACTACCTCGGCTTCTTTATGAGTGCTCCTCATCATCCACAGGCCCGCCGGGGGTTCTGTGTGGGATTTTAGGACGTGGGCTAGGAGCTTAGCCCCGGCGCCATAGTCCAGATCCGCCGCGAGGTAAGAAGGATAGTCTTTTTGAGGGTGGGCGTCTTTTGCTTGGAGTTTGATCGGATCAAGCCAACCGTCGACGGTCTCCGCATCCGCGCCCGTGTGTGCTACGTCAACAAACAACACACAGGGCGCGTCTAGGGCGGCGTCGGGTGTGCCTCGGGTGTCGAAGATCTTGCCGATCTCCCAGACCTCTGCGTGTGCGCTCGAAGCCCAACCTTTCGATATTGCGTCCGCGTGGCGGGTACATTCGGAGATCAGATCGATCATGTGAATAGCGCGGCCTTTTTCCGTCTCGAATACCATAGGCGCGTTTTCGGGCTTCGGGGAGGTTTTCCCGCTTCGGCGCTCGTAGTCTTCACGATCGGCAGCTTGGGCCGCCGTGGGTTGGTTTTCGGCCAAAGCTTCCCACTGTTGGGCGTCGTCGGTGAGATCTTCGGCGTCGTGGCCTTGCGGATCGGCGGTGTAGCCGGGGTTAAAAGGGCCTTCGGTGGGAGCTAGGCGGGTGTCCACCAAAAGCCCCTCCTCAAAGACATAGCCCGCGAATTTGATCACGTTTACAAAGCGCGATTTGGTCATATTTCGCCCGGTGTGCTTTTTGATCAAATCTTCCACTACTGACTCGGCTTGCTCTTCGGTGATCTCCCAATTCGCCGGGTGGCTCATTCGATGTTCGCGAAACAATGCTCCGATCTCCTCTTGTTCTTTTTTCCCACAGCTTGTGGGGGTTCGTTGCGCTACCGTTTCAACCGGTGCTGGCACCGGCGCTGCTTTCACGTCGTCAAAAATTGGCGCGGTGGCCGCAGCTTGACGTGTGGGGGCTGGGTGCTCGGGAGGTAGAACCGAGGGGGCCGCGAAGCCTCCAAAGCTCGATCCGTTGTCGCCGGGGGGCCGCTTGTTCGGCCGTGTCATCATCTCATCTAAAAAACCAGACATGTGTTGCTCCTCTTCGGGGTTAATTTCTGTTCCATTATTAGCAGGTCTGCAACTTTCTGCAAACTCTTTTTTTATCTTTGATGCGTTTCGGGGGGAAACCGGGCATCGATCCTGAAAAAAACATCCGCCGTAATCACCGCAGGCGCTAGAGTTGCCCGCGCAAGTTTCGCCTGTTGGGTCCGTTTTGCGGGGTAGCATTTCGCGGGCAATTTCCCCCATTAAACGCCAATTTTCCTCGATGTCTTCCCAAGAAAATTCAGCGCCCACGGCCATAGAAACTTTTTGGCCTTCGCGCACGTAATAGATAAGTTCCCCGGTTACGGTGTCGGGTTTTGTTTCGTGGTATCCCGCGTAAGCGTAGGTCATAAGCTGAATATCCCGCGCCACTTGTGCCCTAGTTTTAACCCATTTGAGGTCACTTGTGGTTTTGTGATCCCCCACATAAGGCTCGTTTTTTCCCAACATATCGATCCGACAAAGCATGTTCGCGGCGTCGTTCAGGGGGAGGGTGATCGATCGCTCAATTTCTAGATCTTCGGCGGGTCTTAGTTTGTCCAACCCAACCGACGCGATCCGGCCCGCTGGGGTGTCTGGGATCGGCGTCCCGTCTCGAAGGTAAGCCTCCAAAACAGCGTGCACCGCCGTCCCCAAAGCGGCCTTTTTGCTGGTGGGCTCTTTCAGTTGGAGAGGGCCGTAGGTATACCACCATTTTTTCGGGCACCGCATATACTTGCTTATCTGGGAGTTTGAAACGCGGATCGCCCTAGAAGGGGATAGCTCCAAGTTCGTCGGTACATTCTTCGTCATCTTCGGTCCATGTGTCGGGGGTTAAATCGCTGATTTGTAAGGCCGCGTCCCGGCGATCGATGTCGCCAAGCTCGATCAAGTAGCACCGTTTTTGAATGCCCTTTTCACCGAACCGCCGCCGGTGCGTCGTTTCGTTGCTTAAGACGCGAAGGGCACGGGCTAGGGTGTTTTCGTCCGGGGGTGGGCGTCTTAGCAACAGTTCCCATTGGCCACGGAGCGCCGGCCCGTTGACCCAACACCCCCGATCGTCGAACTCGATCCCGAGAACCCCACGCCGGTGTAGATCTTTTCTGTACTTTGCCAGCGCCGCCAAAACATCGCCTTGCACGCCTGAACAGCCCATAAGCCCCCGGTGCCAATCACTGATCACACCCTCGACTAGAAACCTCGATCCGGGTTGCACTTCCCGCGTTGCCGCTAGGTGGGCGATATGGGCCGCGATCACGCCGGGGGCGCCGTCGGCTGTGGTCACCCAAAATTTCGTGAAGGCCCGCCCTCCCAACTTTTCTAGGTAGCGCGCCGCTTGATCATCCGCTTGAATATGGAGGATCCGAAGCGCGATAGCTTCAAGATCGGCTTTTGTGAGGCTTTCGCGTAGCCTTAGAGCGTCTGAATTGTTGGCGGCTATAATCAACCGGGGGCAACCTCGGAGCGTGCCGCTAGGTAGGTTTTTGCGCCGTAGTTGGCGAGAACTTTCGGAGATCAGCGATCGAAAGCTCCCAGAAAAGCCATCGCCGCCGTCGAACGTCTGCGAGATTTCATCAACGTAAACGAGAGCATTACGGGCCAAGGCGCCGTTGAATTTCCCGGTAGCATCCCCGAAGGACGTAGCCCCCCCGGGCCAAAGGCTAGCAACCCCGTTTGCGAGTAGACCTTTTCCGATCGAGGGCGGCCCTTGGAGGTAGATCGCCGCCGTAGGATCTGACAACTGTGTGACCGTGGCGAGCCAGTCCAAGAGCTTTTCATGGTGCCCACCGGCTAACAACCGCAACCACTCTGCGACGTGTGGATTGTGCGCGGGCGTCACTTTGGCGGGTACACAACACCCCTCGATTAAGTTCCCGTGACGATACACAGATTTTTCTCGGCCCATTTCCGCGATCACTTCCCCGATCGCTTCTCCATACATGGTGAGATATTCCGCCGATGATAAGGGCCGGTTTTGTGCGCTCGTGGTGACTGCGCCGGGGCGACACGGCTTATAAAGCCTTTCTAATTG